CCCTGCTCATAGACTTCATCAAAGATATATATCTGATCGTTAATATCCTGAGCTGCAACTACTGCATAGGCTCCTGCATATCCTGGGTCCATCCACAGATATACTGGCTCGTCAGGAACCCACTCGATAGTATCGTCAACATGAACGTCAGTACGGAACTCTTCAAATACCAACCCCGCTGGTGGGCAAGGTATCCCTTCTATTCGTTCCATAAAGAACTCGTCAGACGAGAGTGCTTTTAGCTTTTGTATCTCTGGGTCGGCCTTACCTTCAGGATATAGATACGAATTAGAGTAGCTAGGCAGTGAAAAAGACTGCTCATCTCCCGTCTTGCCTTTCCACGAAGAGTACAGTTGTGGATACCAACCTAACGATCCTTCAAATGTACCTGATAAAAACAGCCATCCCCTTTTAGGAGCCACCCTACCACGTAATCTATGGAAGGAATTCATATCCAACTGACTAGCTTCACAACCCAGTATTCCATCTGGGGCTTTCATAGCTAGTGTGCGGGGGTCTTTCGCGGATTTTGTCTCGATCCTGGACCCATCTGTCAGAATAATGCGCCCTGGATCTACACGCTTAGTGACTTCGGAAAGAATCCCTAACGAAGAAAAGTCCTCGACCAGGTAATCAAACTCAGCACGGGTACGTTCATAGTCGGCGGCAACCAGCCAATACAGTCCCGCCCCTTCTGTCTCTAGAAACCGAGACAAAAAGAACTTGGATGCCACCATACTCTTACCAGCTTGCTCACCGCCCGCAACTAGTACGAAGCGTTTCTGGCAATTAAGTATATTCTCTTGCAATGGTGTTGGAGAGAATCCAACTCTAGAAAAGATATACTCTGAAACAGAGTTACTTACTCTCTCCGTCTGTAGTGTTGTCATTGAACTTCCTGTCGAAAAGCTGCTTTGCTTCTAACTCAGCTTCTCGTTCTTCTACCTCAGCAGGAACTTCTCGCGACGTATTTTCTTTCTTGGAATTCTTGACCCACTGCTTCCACTCAGCCATAACTTCCTTGGCAGTTCCATCACTAACAACCGTGTTTGGTCGGTACTTCTCAGGCCAGTGGGCATTAAGTAACGTAATCAACAATACAGGATTGTCCCCTGGCTTCTGAGCCTTAACCCTATCGATAGCCATGTCCTGAAGATGCTCTCTAAAATCTTCCCGTACCGCATTGAACCTAACCCTGAAGTCGTCCTTGTCTTCCTGCATCCAGTTGTTGTAAGCATGTCTGGTAACCCCAGAATTCTCAGCTGAAACATTGATCGATCCAGTAACAGAATAGCTGGCTAGGAAAGTTTCCTGCCTAGTCACCTTATCATCCCCAGCAACGATCTGGGCTTTAGAGTTCTTTTTACTGTACGGCATAACCATCGACCTTCTTTCGACCTACCGCGAATCTCTTTGCTATCTGACCAATACGCTGCCGACTAACCCCAAACCTAAACGCAAGCTCCTCATATGTACTGTCAGGTTCTGCTGCAATTGCCCGCCCAATATCCAGAGTGCGGGCAGAAATCTTACCGATACGACCTAGATTAGCTGAATTCTCAACCGTAGTGTATGGCATTTGTAGCTGACTGTACCGCAAAACCCCAAAGTTGTCAATTTATGTACCGCGTTTTTTCATAATAAAAAAATATTCCCGCCCTCTTAAGACTCGTAAGAGAAGAGTAAGACGTTTTAAGAGAAGAGAAGACGTTCTTGTAATACCTCCGGGAATAAAAGAGGAGGAGGTATTACTCTTAAAGACGTTAAGACGTTCTTACGCGTCTTATCGGTAATAAAAAAAAGAGCCTCCTTTTAATTCCTCCTTTTTTTATTACCTCCTATACGTAAGGTACTTAAGATATCTACGATTGTGATATAAGACACTCTGCTAGTTAGAGAGCCTTCGACCCTACCTACCTTCGGGGTAGTCTCTCAGTCTCTAGATAAGATATGACGCTGAATAAAACAGCATCACCATACGTACTTACGCTCTTAGTGGGGGTGCGTCTTACTACGTCCCTTTAACGTAAAATTTTCGTCACGGGTATCAAACTATATATATAAGATACGCTAAGCCACACCCCTCCAGGCATCAAGACATAGAACATCATCGCCTTGCGTATACCTACCGTACGCCTTATGTGCGCTGTGCGTACAGTTACGTAGTAACTGTGGACGTTTACTCCACCGACGTGCGCCAAATGCCGTACGTTTACTACGTAAACGTAAACATTAGCGGTGATAGCGTACGCCTTGCGTACGTGCGCCCGTGCGCGTGTGCGTTTTTGTGGCGGCGTACGCTTTGATGTCTCAACCCCAACGCACACACGCCCTACACGCTTTGACTTGCGTTGACTCCCGTACACACAAAAATAGTTTTGAAATAGTCAAGAAAGGTATTGACACCAGTAAGAACCTTAGTGTATTGTTCGTGATGTCAAGCGTAAACAGTCATGAACAATAGTGAAAGGATACACAGTAATGAAACGATGGGAGATATTCGATTGGCTGGCTAGCCTACTGCTACACGGGCGCAAATACCGCATTTCTTTGATAGCTCGTAAGCAAAGCAGGTTACAGGACTATTCCCTTCAGGAACAAGGCTGGATAAACAGCCCAGACGATGAAGGCCCTTGCGGGCCATCAGGGACAATGTATTGGTTGTCATAAACATAGTGAAAGGATATGCAATGGAAGATAGCAAATGGAAGTTCGGGGCCAGTGCATACGCTAACTCGACTGCGTTGCGTTCGAGAAGTGCGCCCTTAGACAACAGTATGGGCATGAATGATTGGGATGGGTTTTCGATAGCGGAGCAACATCGAAAATGGATTGGCAAACGTGTAGCTGTAAAGCTAGAAGCAACGAAATACATTGTCGAAAGTTGTGCAAGCGCGATAGGTACAGCGATTGACGTTGAACTTACAGACGATGACGAAGCCGGAGTAAGAATCTGGGTACGAGTAAGGATCAACACTGGATTTGGTACGTGCTTGGTGAATCCTGGATATCTGCGATTGTTGGAACAGGAATAACAATGACTAACACAACAGTTGATCTGAATAGAACTACCAAGTATGTCAGTTACAACACTGATTCCAAAACACGCAAGGGGTTATACAAAGGTTTTATCACTGGCATCCAGTATTTTGCACCAAGCGATACTAGTGGGGTTACCAACGTATGTGCAGATGCCAGTGATGGTTGTATTAAATCGTGTCTATTCACAGCCGGGCGCGCTGAATTTGACCCTAAGATCGCAGATGCACGTATCTTTAGAACAATGGTATTCGTACAAGCAAAAGCCCACTATTGGAAACAAGTCGTCAAAGATATTGAAGCGCTAATTCGCGCTGCTAATAGAAAACATTTGACCCCTTGTGTGCGTATGAATGGCACATCTGATCTACCGTGGGAGAGAATCAAAATTAAGGGCACAAAGTATGACGGCTTAACATTGATGCAAGCATTCCCAGATGTACAGTTCTACGATTATACAAAGACTATCAAAAGATTAGACACCACACCAGACAACTATTATCTGCTTGCTAGCTATTCAGAAAACATGACGGCTGAAGAACTTCACAGAATCATAGCATCAGGGTTCAATGTAGCTGTGGTGTTCCGTGTTTGTGAACACAAAGGCAATTGCAATTGTAAATTGCCAACCTCATGGCAAGGGATCGAAGTAATTAATGGTGATGAATCTGACGCTAGGTTCAACGATAAACAAGGCGTGATCGTAGGGTTAAAAGCTAAGGGTCAAGCTAAGTTTGATACTCAGGGATTTACAATCAATCTAACCGACAAATAACTAGCAAAAGAATAGGGGTCGTAGCATGATCAAAAACATTGGCAAACGTGGGTACATTCAGGGGCAACCAAACTCTTGGTACAAGGTAGAAGTTGTGGATGTGTTGAAGGATCAACCACACGGCACTTGGCAGCTAAAAGTAAGGCCACTGTCAGGATTTGGAACTTCTGTGATTTATCCAAAACAATTGAGACGTCTGGTATAACTAGCAAAACAAGGAGAACTTATGACTACTGGGAGCAAAATAGATGTTTGTGATGATTGTTTACTGGTTGCGTATGATAAAGGGATAGGTGTTGTACACGAGTGGAAGTACGACGACCTTGATGAGTTCGACAAAGCAGAGACAAGCGGATATCAAAAGCAGGTTGACTTCATGTTGCAGGCGGGTGACTTGGTAGAAGATCACACGTGTTCGGCTAAGATTGAACCTGACTTGGAGTGCTACTGTGGTTGCAGATAACAGGTAGTTAAACGGTGAAATTAATAACAAGAAGGGAGACTTGCTATGCCTGAAAAAGGATTGGCGTCTGTGAAGGTAGAGAAGGTAACCTTGTGGGTAGCTACGGAGAACTATGGCACTATAAGAACCTTTGCGGTAGACCACATTATACCGCGCCTACAAGGCATGAGCGAAGACTGTAAAGTTTTCGCCTATGATAGCGAAGACTATGAATTGATTCCTATTGAAGCCCGAAAGGCGACGCAAACCAGAAAGCGAGGATAACGTATGACTGTTAAAAATGCTAAAGAGTTCGCGTGTACGTCTTGGACAATCGACGAT